CATTAGTTACCTTTCGTCGGGCAAGGCTCCGCCAGCGCGGGCTTGCTTGGTTTGTTTTCAGCGCCGCCCGATTGGGCTGGCGAGAACATGGCTAGGTGGTGGCCTTTGCGAGAGTGCCACCCGTGAACGTCAAGTCAATCGTCGAGAGTTCGCCGAGCGATGCGTTGATTGGGGTGTGGCTTTCGAGGTAGGCCGTGGTGAGCGTGTAGGACGGGTTGGTTGACGAGACCGCGCCCGATGCTGGCTTCAGCACGAGTGTGGTGGTCGTGCCGACCAAGCTGTAGATCGACGCTTCGGTTTCCGATCCTGCGTACGACTGGTAGAGGGTAACGGTGACGCTGTTGTTGGCGAGACCGCTTGTGTAGGTGCGAGCCGTGGAGCCGAATGCGGTGTTTTCCAACGCTTCAACGGTGTAGGTGATGGTTGCGGCGGTGCATTGGTCGCTCAGATCGACGCTGTTGATCGTGACGCTTGGGTTGGACAGGTAGACGCTAGTTGGCATGGCTTAGTTCTCCTCGACTGGTTCTTCTTTGACTTTAGACGACTTTTTTGGTTTGTCGGTGGATATGAGACCGCCGTCAATGAGCGCTTGTACGTTGATGCCGTCGGTTGGCTCAAATTTGTCGCCGGGTGTTCCAAGGCGTGGGCTGACGATGATGTACATGGGGTCTCCTAGCTGGTTTGGGCTTGCATGGTGACGGTGAGATCGTAGGCAGGCAGGATTGAGCCGCCGATGTCAATGACGGTTGGGCGGCCTCCGGTGACGGCGACGTTTTTGGCTAACAGCATGGCGCAAATGTTGAGCAGGGATCGCTGAGCATCCAGGTTGGCGGGGCCGAGCGTCAGCACCTTCACCGGGAACGTGAGTTTGACAATGTTGTAGTTCCAGCTTTCCCACGATGGTGCGTCAATGAACGCGCACGGCGGGACAATGTTTCGGGGATCGTTGACGACCTGTAGCCCTGTGATGGTTTGCAGGGTTGCGGTCAGGTCGTCAATGGCCTCGTTGAACAGGTCGGTGTATGCGGGTACGGGCATTAGGCCACCTGTGGGCGGTCAATCCCCAACAGCTGCTTTACCATGCCCGATAGGCCGACGACTGGGGCGGTTGCCATGCCGTCAAATGACGCGAACTGATCCATTGAGCCGCGCTGACGGTACAAGGCGCCGCCGTACATGATCGTGCCTAGGGTGACGTCGCTTGATGGGCTGGTGCTGACGCTGTCAATGTATCCGGCCTCTTGGCGGCGGCGGTAGCAGAACTGGTTGGCAGCTGCGGCGCATTGCGTCAAGAACGCTGCGTCGCCTGCGGTTGCTGTGCCAATCCCTAACCAGTCCTCGATGTTGGTTGCGGTAATCCACGTACAGACGGGTGTGTATGCGAGCGACCCGGTGGATGCGACTCGATCGACATTGCTAGCGGTCTTGGCGTACAACACCTGATTTTGGATCGGCACCTGGTAGTCGTACAGCAGGTCGCCCTCGGTGTCGATACCCAGGTACAGGTATTGCGGGAGCGCGTAAACGGTGTATGAGCCGTTGAACGTTGCGTCGACGCCTGTGACGGTGATTGCGCCGCCTACAACTACCTCAGAGGGGGTGAGGAGCTGTAGGACGGCGTAATTGTCCAGTAGGTACTTGTGGGTGACCGTGTAAGTGGCCATTAGAGAGGCCCCTTATCCGATCAGGCCAACGCGATTGACTGAACCTGGTCGGCGTCAGCGATGAACGTTGCGACGTACCCGTAGTACGAGAACGTGCGTCCGAGGGTGCCGGGCACTTCGACCGACATGAGGCCGCGTACCTGCTCGTAGAACTCGCAAGCCGAGCCGCGGGCAACGATCATGGTGCCTGCTGCGAAGTTGCGGTCTGCGACGAGGTTCAAGCCGAATGGGTTGAACGTGTTGGCGACGGTGACGTTGGCCGATCCCATTGCGTTCACGCCCATGAGACCTGCGGCGCCCGCGTACGGGAATACTGGGCGCTTGTCTGCATCGAGCTGACGTCCGAGTGCCTGCCATACGCCCGGTGCCACAAAGATGTGGTCGGGCAGGAAGTTGGTGTCCAACAGGATGTTGTAGGCGGCGGTGTAGATCGCCGAAATCAACGTGGTTGGATCGTTTGCGGTGACCGTCCAGGTTGCGCCCGATGCCTGTGCGCCTGCAACGATCGCGTCTGCGGCGATGTTGTCAGATGCAAGCAGGTACTGGCCTGCAAGGTCGCGGAGAATGATTTCCATTGCGGCCGGGCTGGTGAAGTCAACGTCCTGCACCGACAGCGTGACTTGTCCCGCGAGGGTGGTCTTGCTGATGACGTTGGATGCGATGACCGGGGTGGTGGCCGATGCGCCCGTCAATTCGGTTGACTGGGTTGCGACCGACGGGTGCGTTGTCCACGTTGGGCGGATGAACGTCTTTTGGTTGCCACCGTCCGGCATGGCGCGAGCGCCGATCGCTGCGACGACCGGGCGGATGTAGTTCAGATCCTGAAACACCGGGCCGAGAACTGGGACAGGCAACAAACCTGGCGTGTCGGTGGTGAGAACGTCACCTGCGGCTGCCTGAAGTGCCGACTGCTTTGACTTCATGTAGTCGCGAGCAGCTGCGGCGACGTTGCGGAACGTTTCGCCACCGATGTGCATTGCGGCAAGGTATTCGCCTGGCGTCGGCAGGTCAAACTGACGCTTCGGCTGCGCTGCGATTGGTGCGGTTGGGATCGCGGCCTCGACTGCGGCGGCCTCGACGACTGGTGCGTTTTCCATTGCTGGTGTCTCCTCTTGTGGGGTCTCTTGTTCAGTATTGCCGATTTCTTCGGTTGGTTGGTGGATACTTGCGGCTACTTCGGTGATGGCGGCTGCGTCGCCAAATGCTCCGACGGGTACGAGCGACAGCTCTACCCAGTCGGCGGCCTTGACGATCATGGTGCCGTCGTCGTCGTAGCTGAAGTCGGTGGGGGTCACCCCAATGGATACCTGGTCGATGACGCCCTCGGACAGCATGATCATGGCATCCTGACCCTGACTTGATGCCGAAATCTTGGCGGTGAACAACATCCCCTCGGGACTGTCGACGCGTTCGGTGACGACACCGACGGGCATTGTGCTGTCGTGGTACATGAACAGGCGCGGTGCCTTGCCCTCGACGGGTAATGCGCCTGGCTTGATGATGACGTCCTGCCCTGATGCGACAGTTGCTTTGACGTTGTACGGTACGGCGACGCCGCTGATTTCGCGTCGGCCTGCACCCTTACCAGCAATGATGCTGATGTCGGTGGCGTGGAATTTGATCATCGGTTTGCGATCCTCTCTTGCGTGTTTTCTTCAATGTTGACTTCTGATGGTTCATCCATTTTGTCGGCTGCGTATTCTTCTTCAAGGTATTCGTCGGCGTCGAATTCGACATAGGTGCCGCGTGGTAGAACGTTGTCCATTGACAGGGTTGCGGCAATTGCTTCGGCGTACAGTTTGACACCGAAAATGTAGAGGTCGGCGCGGGCCTGTTGTGCTGACTGATACGAGTACGACCCGGTAGATACGCCGACGAGGTATGGCGGTACGTTGCCGAGGCGGGCAGCTTCAAGCGCTGAATAGTTAGCGCTCTCAATCAGCAGCATTTTGTCGGGCGTCATTGTGGTCGGCTCATAGTTCAGGTACTGGTTGAGCGCGGCAGTTTGATTGGTGGCGCGAGCCGCGTTGAATTGGGCTGCAATGTCGGTCAATTCTTGTGCCGACAATGGTTCGCCGTCGGTCTGCTTGAGGATGCCTGCGGGGATTGAGCTTGATGCGTTGCGGTTGCGGGCCGCTTCGATCTTGAGCGCGGTCTCAATGGCGCCTGGCGCGGAATAGATCAGGCCTTGAGTTGGGCTAAGGAATTGCACCAAGTTTGCAGGGTCAAGTTCGCCGCCGTTGAAGTACACCTGTTTGGATGGTGCAAACCACACCGGGCCGACCTGATCAGGTGTGGTGATTGACCCGGTCGGCAAACGGGTGAACGATGCGGGGTAGCCGTCGGCGGTGCGTGACGTGATGTACCAAAACGCGCGACCGTAGAAAAACAGGTCGTCAAATGTCCAAGCCATGATGTGCCCGTAGAACACGCTCGGATCAGGTCGACGTAGCCATGACCGTGGTGCCAAATACACCTTGGTCATTTCTTCCTCAAGTTCGTTCCACACTTCGTTGTACATCTTGAGCGGCATACAGCTGATGACTGATGCCATAAGGTCGCGCGCACGGTTGATCGCAGGCACCGAGATTGCGCGGTTGCGGGCTTCACCTTCTTGGTAGGTGTAGTACTGGCCGATCAT